CATTCGGGGACAGGGTGCCGGATTGGATCTGGGCCTTCTGCGCGTCCACGCGGGTCTTCAAGTCTGCCCTCATGAACTCGTCGGCGTTGAACTTGGCTCGCTGTTGGCCGGGGAGTAGTTCGCTGAGGGCGTCCTCAATGCGCCTCATGTATGGCAGAAGGGTGTATTTCACGAAGGAGGATCCGGCGCTTTCAATGTTTTGATAGGTCTGGCTATCGCCGCCGGTGCCGAGGATCAAGTGGAGCGGGATCCGGTACACGCGGGCAATCTCGCGCACGATTGCTTCTTTGTGCGTCATCGTATCCATATCGGAGGCGCTCGCTTGAATGGGTTTCCACTTCAAGCCGCCGGAGAGGACCGCGGGCTTTCGGGTCTTGTAATGGTTGTCTATCCAAGTGTCGCGGAGGATCTGGGCGCTCTCTGGGGTGAGGTTCTGGTCTGTTTCCAGCACCGAGGACGGGGTAGCGCCTTCGCCGTAGAAGCCGGCGAGGAACCGATCAATCGCGATACTTGTGCCGAGGGTCTGCCGGAGGAGGTCCAGCGGTGCGACGCCAACTAACTGACCGGGGAGGCGAAGGAGGTTGATTTGGATTATCTCGTCCTTCGTAAAGGGCTTCTTGTTGATGAGGTACACAAGGTCGCCGCTGTCGTCTTGTTGAACGGTGACGTAGGTAGGGGAGATGTTCCGGATCTCTAACGGGGTGGCACCTTGCCGCGGAGCATAAACGAACGCGACGCCGTGGATCGCCAGAGACATAACGGTTTGATGAATGAACTCAAAGAGTGTCTGGTCAATGTTGGGCTTATTGAGCCAAGAGGGGAGCGGGAGGCGTTCATATCGTCCGCCGCGGTCGCGGTGGATCTGGATAGGCATAACGGAGATACAGTCGGCGAGGAGCGTCACGGCGCCGGTCAAGGCGGTGACGGTAAAGGCGTTCTTCTCATCTACCGCTTCGCCTGAAAAGTTGTAGTAGCGGGGACGTGCCGTTATTTGATACGGGTCAATGGACACCGGCAAGGCTCGCCGGTCCCGGTTGAAGAATAATCCCATGACTTAGTTCTCCCCTAGAAGGATTGCGAAGATCCCACCCGTAATCAAAGCCGCCGGCCAATAGATGAAACCTACTCCAATCACCACGGATACGGCCCCAGAAACCGTCAATATCGTTTTCATTAGGACCATACACTCTCAATCATAGGGGTCGCCGTCTTAGTTGGGCGACGGTTGGCTACGTCCAGCGCCATAACCATAGCGATACAGGCGTCAATCTTGCGCTTGCTCTTACCCTTGCTCAACCTCCACCCGCTCTCCGTAGCGCGTTGAGCGGCGGAGAGCACTTGGTCAGTAAATACCGGATCCTTCGGGTGCTTCACTTGATTGTTCACGATCAAGTCGTAAGCCAAGCCGCAAGCCGGCACCATACGGGCGGCGGATTGAGGGAACTCCAACATCGGCAGACCGTCGTCCTCTAATGCCTCCGCGGACCGTTGAAAGTACGCCGGGTCATAGGCGAACTCTTTGACGTCGTAGGTGAGGTGGAGGTGCCGCAAGTATTCCTCCACCGCCGCTACGTCTAGCGGCCCCTCCTTCGGATACCACACTCGCGGGACCATAGCCCAGACGTCGCCTTGCTTCTGGACGGCGACCACGCCGATACTGTCGTGCCGGAGCGCCATATCTATCCCGACATAGACGGGGCCTTCTAGTTCTAGGCGGCAAGTGCCGCCGGCGGCGTCCCACACTCCCGGCGGTAGCCAACTCTCCTGAGCGCGAACCCATTGGTTCAACCTAAACCGGCGAAACGATAGTTCGCTTGATTGCTTCGTGGCCGCCTCCATATCCTCCGGATCCAGTAGCCGGGGTGCGAGGTTGGGGTTCGCTTGACGCCACGCCTTACGGTCCGTGATGAGGCAATCATTGGGCGCCTCCCACCAATAGAAGCCGAAGGCGGGGTCGTCCAAGTCGCCAGACGCTACCCGTTGGCCGTATTGGTACAGACGGCCGCATAACGATTGAACGTCAAAGCCGGCGGTCGTAATCGCGATGACTATGGGATCCACGCGGGCGCCGGATCCAAGGGTAAGCGCGTCCCACAGGTCGTCATTTCGTTGGCCCCAGAGTTCGTCAAAGATAACCATAGACGGGTTCAGGCCGTGTTGGAGGCGACCGTCTGACGATAGGACGCGATAGACGGCGCCATAGGCAGGGACTTCTAGGGCGTCACGATAGATCTTTGTTTCGGCGGCCAAGAAAGGGTTGGCCTCCACTTGGGCCTTCGCTTCACCGAACACGATGCGGGCTTGCTGACGGTCGCCGGCGGCGGAATACACCTCGGCGCCCGGTTCCAATCCGCTGAAAAGGCCGTACAGCGCTATCGCTGAGCCGATTAGTGACTTGCCTTGCTTACGGGGGACGCCAACGAGTGCTCGCCGATACCTGAGTTTGTGATCCGTTGGCCGTCGTTCTAGTAGCCCGTCAAGAAGCCACCGTTGCCAAGGGAGGAACGTCAAAGGATCCCCGGCCTTCACTCCCTTCGTTACGGTTAGCCACTCCGCCGCGAATGCGGCCACGTCCTCCCCGTCCGTAATCTTGGAGATCCGCGGGGTGTAGTAGGCCGGCGCCCAAGCCTTATGAGGCAGGAGATTGTTTCTTCGCGGCAAGGCGTTCCCTGAACTGACTCAGTTGCGATACCGGTTGGGCGGTTGCCAAGCGGGTGCGATCCACCGGGTTGAAGCCCAAGGAAGAAAGGTTGTCGGTAATAAGTTTCTCCAAGGTGCGGAGCGCCGCACGATCCCGCCAATCCATCTCATTACGAAACAACTTCACGCGAAGCAGAAACCGCTCGTCCGCTTGCTCACAGACAATCATGACAAGTTCACCGTCAATATCTGGCTTCAACCAGCCGGCGCCACTCTCCCAGATACGTCGCCATAGGATCCGGCCGGCTTGCGGCGCGTCCGGAGTACCCAGAAGCGGGCGGTGCGGATCCGGCGTCTGGGCCGGCGCCGGGAGCACCACTAGCGTCGGCGCCTCGTTGATTGGGCGCTTGCCGGGATTGCCGAGGCGCTTCTTCTGCTCTACGGGCTTGGGAGGGCGTCCAGTTCGTGCCATATTCACCTTGATCGTATCGTATCAGGCCAAGTAATAGCAAGAATACGCTTGAACGGTCCGGATCCCGTCAAGAAAAGTAGTTAGTTTCGCGGCGGTGCGCGGAGTGGATCATAGGCGGGGTGTGCCTCGGCGGGTCTTGGAAAAATCGGGTGGGGTGGGGGCCGCGTGTTCGTTGGGTTTGCGGGGGTCGTGGGTTCGGTTGCCTCTCCGGGAGTTACAGGAGCGGTGAGCGGGTGCGAGTGCGGAGTTGGGGTCGCCGGGTGTGAGGTGGTCTGCGGTCCACGGGTCGTTGGGGCGGGGTCCTTCTAGGCAGATCCAGCAGACGGAGGCGTTGTCTCTGACGGCCTTGGCGCGGGCTTGATAGTTGCCGGCGTAGTGTGGGCGGATCCGTGGCGGGCGGTGGCGGGCGCGTTCCCGTTGGCGGTTGAGTTGGCGGCGGCAGTCTTGGCACCGGGTCCCGTCGGTGGTGATTGTTCCGCACTCCAAGCAGGTGCGACGTGGGCCGCTCATAGTTCGGAGAAGCGGCGCCCGTTGAGGCGCTTCTTGAAGGCGGGGATATTGTTGGCGACTATGCCGATGCGGGTAGTTGGGAGCATGACGGCTTGGAGGTCGCTGTCCTCTTGGGAGGCGTAGCCGGCACGGGTCATGGTCGGTAGGTCTGGGAATACGTCTGCGTGACGGTCCACGTCCGGGTCTATGAGGTGGTCTTGTAGGCCGCCGGTGGAGAATAGGTAGCGAAAGTTGTCTGGGACTTCGTGCTCCGCTAGTTCCTTGAACATAGACACCTCTTTGGTGTAGGCGTAGAACAGTACGTCGTCCACGGCCCAAGCGATCTCTAACCAGCGGTCTAGATAGTCACGGTCGTAGAAGTCGCCGCTGTCATGGATCCGGACGGCTACGGCGCCGGAGGAGTGAAAGAAGCGGAGGAATGGATCTAGACGAAGGTAGTTCACGCCGGGGAGGGGGCGGCGGGGTTGGCCGTTCGGCCTGAACTTCGGTTGGCGTAGTTCCTCAATCATGAGGCGTTGCCAAGAGTTCCGGTATTGGAGGGTGAGGCGGAGGTTCGTTTCGTAGAAGCGGACGACTGAGGGGAATAGGTAGGTGCCGTTTCGGGCGTAGCAGACTTTCGCGCAAGCGCCGGCGTTGGGGCAGGTCTTGACGATCTGGCCGTCTAGCCGGTGATAGAAGGCGGGGAGGGAGAAGTTCCAGATGCGGTCCTTCTTGAGTTCCGAGTTCTGGCCGAGGAGGGGGATCATTGAGGGGTGGATCCGGTTAGGCGAAGGCGATTATGGCGAAAAGGATCATGAGGCAGATCCAGCCGATAGCAGTCATTGAGGGTCCGGTTTCCAGCGCGGTTCGGTGGTGAAGTGGTCGCGTATGTCGTCCAGAATATCGTCCACGTCGTCCGGGGTGACGTAGGTGCCGTGATCCGCGTTCCAAGTATCTAGGTCCTCCCCGCATATCTGGACGGCCATGACCAAGAACTCTAGGCGCTTCGCGTTCGTGTGGATCCGGGGGCCGGTCATACGTGGCCGCCGGCCTCGCAACGAAGGGTCAGTTCTTTGACGGTTATTGGGGTGAAGGAGCAGTCACGCTCAATCGCCGGGACCGGGTACCCGCCGAGGCGGATCATGGTTTCTTGAAGTTCCCCGTAGGAGAAGGATCCCCACTCGTCCTCGTGACCGCGGACGTACCCAAAGAAGGTGTCCACGCCGTCAAACTCAACCGCGTACCACGTCCAATAGGAGTAGGGGCAAAAGAACTTCGTGATTACTTGCTTCTGCCACAGGTCTAGGTTGTCTTGATCGGCTTGCTTCATTAGAGCCTTGCGGTCCTTGGCGGTGAGGAGGACGTGGCGGCGAAGGCCGCGGTTGGCTTCTTGAGTGGTCATTACTTTGCCTCCTCTATTGAAAGACAATCTTCTTTACGTCCAAGAAGAACGAACTTCTTTGCTCTTGGCTTGCGAAGCGCGAGGCTTGAACCCATTATGAGCAGGTCGCCCACGTACTCATGATGTTCTCCATTCTCCCACCGCATCGTGACCTTCACGTAGTTCCTCTTTGCGGTCATTACTTCGCCTCCGCGTAGAACTCTGGGAGTTGGCGGACGATGTTGGCGGCGCGGGTCATAAGTTCCTCGCCGACTTGTGTGTAGCCGTTGGGCGCGTACTTGATCCACGTCTGGGTCTTGGCAATGAGGCCCTTCTTGCGGAGCCGGTCCAGCGTTGCGAGGACCTCCGTGAAGCCGG